TACACTTGCTCAGACGTTTGCAGGCACACGAGATACAAACTCATTGCACACACCTGACGCATTCTTGTGCATGTGGCATCCGAATCTTGGGCGCCCGTATACATACTACTCAGATGACAGCAGTCGTTCGTTCTATAGCGCCGCGGGTGCAGCCGACTCACCTGTCAACAAAGCATCGCTCAACAACATCCCTGAGCACTTTGAGACAATCCACTATCACGACTTCTTTTATGCTGCGTCGAAAGGACCATTTGCACTTGGTATGAGTTGGGTCGCTCCGCCACACGATGCGGACAATGACGCTGCCACAACTGACTTCCATGACGGTTCAATATACACTGGTGCCCAAATGGATGCACTGGTTGATGGTACTGGTACACTCGACCATCAGGGTGGCACAGACGGCTCAGACAAATACAACTTTGCAGGTTACTGGCCGAGTGGCTCCCGTGGAGGCGCTGGTTCAAGTCGTCTCGACGGATTCCTTGAGGCTGTCATTGGATGGGGCGGTAAGTTGTTCGGTATCGATTGTGTCGGATTCCGTGACGACAGCGGCATCGAAGAACGCACCTATGCACAGATGACATCTGATTCGGATTATGCACGAAACACGTGCTTTGGTTACCGCTTTTCGGTAAGACAGCCATACAACCGACCACGATGGTCTCCGTATGTGCGGGGTTGGATTGAGGGGACACAGACAAATGCGTTGCTCGGTTACTACCATGGGCCGTTTGTTCAACAAGACAACAAGACAAGTGGTTGGGATTATGTTGGTGCTGACACCTATCATGCATCTTCAAACCCCGACGGACAATCCGATGCGGACTTCCCTGCTACTTACACTGGTATACTGGAGCGATTGACACAGATTAGCGCCATGCTCAACCAAGACCAAATCGGTCGACAGGTTCGGTACAGCGACGGTCGTCGAATGACACAGCCGTTTGGTTGTCCTGTACGCACAGTGCGTAACGCATCGACAGTACGACGCATGTACCCGAACGACCATGCAGGTTTGGGCATCGCTGAACTTGCTCAGGCTCACCGGTTCTATCTGATTGACTGGTGGGGCAACACACGTGGTGAAGACGTACGTCGATTCCCAGTGCGTGGGTTTGGTATTCGACCTGCGTGGGACCCTGAGGATGCCTACGCTGACACCAATGTTACACATCGACCTGCTGCGAACAGCCTGTTTGGTGGTGACGGCACTGACCGCTACAGCGGTAACGCCAACAACGACAACAACGCATCTTCAAACATGGGCACTGCGGACTGGTTTAACCCTGCCAGCGCCATGCGAGTCGGCGACCGTGGTGACGGACGTGGTGTCCGTTGGCCTACACACTTCAACGAGAGTCTGTTGGCCGACGTATCTGAAACAGTCGAGCCAACAGGATTGGTTGTATCACAACCTACCGCTGAGCCGACTGTAGGAAAAGGATTGATTCGTCCACGAAACGATGTACTGCAAACCGATGAAGTCGAACGTGGTATCAGCAACCGACTTGGTCTTGCTGACGAAGATGGATTGCTTAAGCCGACTGCCATGGTCAGTGAAGGGGTTGAGTCAGTAACTGCTAACTCGCTGTTGGCCGAGCCTGTTGGTGGCGATGGAGTGCGTGCGGGACTTGACGTCGATACTCTTGGCGAACTGAATGATGGCATCAGTCGTGAGTATGTCATCATGAGTACAGAAGCACACAGTCTGCACACTGACCGTGAGGTTGGGCAACGTACAACGCTACGTGGGGCACTCGACATTGGTAGCCAAACACTTGGACACCTCAACATGACATCACTCTCTTGGAGTGGACAGCCTGTAAAGGGTGTACTGCGTGTATCGAACGCTCACGCATTTTGGGCGCTCGGTGGCACATACGTGATGGATTGGTCGGTGCGAGAAGGTGTGCTGTCTGACTTCGGCTGGGGCGCAACTGCTGCGGCTGATTCGACGAACCCGTATCAGGATGCGAACCATTCGCCGAAGGTTGACCGTACGAACAACACGGACAGCACAATCGAGTTCTTACTGCGTCCGGTCATGACACTTGACAAGTCACACATCCAAATGTTCCGACATAATCCTGTCGTGACAGGTAGTACACCACAGGCCAGTCCGAACTTTTATGCAGCCACAGGTGGTTGCAAGTATGGTTTCTATGTCAGCGATGCACCATCAGCCCGTACAGGTACGCCTTCGTCGCCTCCGTACAAGCCAGTATACGCCATTAAGCCTGCAAGCAGCGTGACTACATCAACGAGCGACGGTCCGAAGATTCTCGGCGTCGATGTGACAGGATATACCAAGACGGATGTAACGCAGCCAGTCGCTCGTATCGTCATGAGTGAGAACACGCTTGAGCATTTCCGCAGCGATGCACCTCGTCGATTGGCCGAGGACGGTGAATCTGACTTCTCAGTGCAGCCACGACACAGCCAAACCCTACACCCGAAGGGCAGTTCGGGCGATACGTCTTTTAACACAGGCGACCACAGTGGAGAGTGATAGCATGATGCCGATGGATGAGGCTTGGCTTATTCTCAAAGCCAGTCGGCAAATGAAGTTGTACAACTACATAGAAGACTACCCCGGTATGGCTCCAGTGACTGCTTATCGGGGAGTTCCTTTTTTGAGTACACGACCGCGTGACATATCCACACACAGTCAAAAGCGTAACAACCCTATAGACATGAATACTATGGGTACGTTTTGGGCTGAACGAGGTACGAACGAACCTCATGCGACTGCGTCAACTTTTGGTATTATGGGGGCGGAAGAAGGGCGACCTGCGCTTTCACGTGTTCGTGTGCTTGGACACAGAGGTCCGTTAGAAGGTAGCGGAAGAGTTCAGCGAAGAACAGGAGTATGGAATCCTACAAATGATGCATTTTTGGACGAGGCAATTCTTTCTCATAACGAACCACTTGATTTAGAAAACTTAGTCATCTCTTTACCGTCAGAAAGTGAAACATTCGGTATGACTGGGGATGAATATGAAAATTGGGTTATTGAGCAAAAAAGGTTACGTCCGGGTTCTTATACTGATACTGAACCTGATTTGTTATTGGAGGACAATTAGATGGCTGACGCATACAACAGAACGACAGGGCGATTTAGTGAAGCCCAGTCAACTGTCATGAAGCGTGTTCGCAAGCCGTCGTTTGTTGACAACGCTGTGCGTCACGCTACGTACGTGTCGTCGGCTACCAAGCGTGTAGCAGGCTCACCTGTGCGTACAGACTTTGAGTCGTCGACTGACAAGACCTACACGCTATCAGAAGAGGACGACACCATCCGAATCGAGCACACCTCGTCGGGTGGGAACAGATTCAGGGGCGGTGTCTTTCATGGAGACGACCAGTTCGACGCTTCGTCGACTGTCCCCTCGTTGTTTGTCAATTTCGACGACAGCAAACAGCGCCTCGCACCACATTCTATAGAAACAGCAACCAAGGGCACCCGCATTCGCCTCAACAATCTCAAGGGTCGCAGCCTGATTGACATGGGATTCGATGGCAAGCGTTTGCAAATCGCACAGCCAGTAGCCGTCGGGCTTCGGACGAGTGACTTGGCTGAACGAATTGTCACCGAAGGTAGGAAAACACTTTCAGGTTTCCGCATTTCGGCGCCAAGCAACGTGTTTGTGGCAAAGAATATCAACAATGTGGATGCTTTGACCGCTTTAAGGTACTTAGCAAGGCACGATGGCTTCATGACAAAGAGTGATTCTCACGGAATGGTCAGTTATGTGCACCAACTACGTGGTAATCGGTCGGTTTACATTCATCAAGACATGGTTTCCGACGGTATTACCGAAGAAAACATGGATGCAGCCCCGAATCGAGTCACTGTACGAGGAAAACGACGTGCGAACAACGATGATAACATCATTCAGGTCGATGATATTGAGTCTCAGAAGGATGGAGTCCGTGAAGTGCAGGGTGGTATCTTCGCACCGACCGCAAACAACCGTAATGCGACGAAAAACATTGGTCGTAAGTTCTTGGCTACCGCAAAACGTGCGAAAGGTGCCAAAATGTTGACGGGAACCATCAATTCGATGACTGTACAGGCTGGTGACATCGTTTCGTTCCAAGATATAGGCGAAAAGACCCAAGATATTGTCCTACGAGTGCGCCACAACCTTACTGAGCGCCGTTCTGACATCAAAGTGTCCTCAATCGAAGGCAGTTTGGAAGATTTGATACAGCGAGCGCAAGAAGGCGATATTTCTTCGATGTTTGACGACGGTCAAGAGGAAAAGCAACAGGTCAAGGAGAAAAATTACGCTGTCAGCGCCACAATGACCGTCAAAACCACTTGGGTCATCGCTGCAAGACAAATTCGACCCGAAGGGATGATAATTGGGCACCCTACAAGGGGATTGATTAAAGGAGATGGCTCAGTAGCCGAAGCAGACAACGCATTGTTGACGTTAGGGACATCTCAGTCGAAATGGATAGTAAAGGGGAATGGTTGAATGCCGTTATTGACATCAGGACACCGATTTGTAGTGGATAAGTTGGCTGAGGAGATTACGCAAGTGGTCTTTGGCTTTGATGGGGGCATTGCCACCAGTGAAGATGGCGGAGCAGGTCGCCCTGCTGTCACAGTCACGCCTGTTGTCCGTATTGTCGACGACAACACCATTTCAGTCGAGGCTAAACTGACGACGACTGATTCATTTACCTTACCTCTCCGAGAGGTATGCATTCGCTCGGCTGACCGAGCGTTGTTCCGATACACGTACGACGCAATCACGAAGTCGTCCGATACCGAACTGATATTCTCAACAATTATCGAGGTGAACTAACATGGTCAACCCACTATCAGGACATACAACTGGACAAACCGCATCATCTGAATCGTTGAAAGACGGTGCAGGGCTAACGAGCACATCACTCACAAATCTGTACGAAGGACTGCATGGCAACGGTATCATCCGTCTCGATGACCGTGCATACTTAGATAGCAATCGTCAGAACACAGGTACAAACACTGCGGGTCACGTTGCTGTTTCAAGTGGTGGTTCAGTCACCGTATACGGCGGTTATGCTGTACTTGGCGGTGTACTGTACTCGTTTGCCAATGGTCCGAACTCGTCAAAGACCTACACGGCGGGTGACACGGCGTGGCACCTTGGCTCACTACCGTCTGTGCCTGCATCGAACTCGGATGTGATTGTAACCGTGTACGCTGTTGCTGACAACAACATTGGTGTTGCAAACGTCAAGCATCACTTCGGTACACCTGTCGTAACATCAACGGGCACACCTCTTACATCCGATGCATTCTTATCTCAGCCTCAGGGTACAGGAGGCTCTTTTAAAAACGAGGAAGCAACCGTCCTTGCTGTCTTACGCTATACGATGACAGGTGGAGCAGCAAACGTTACTGCTTCGCTCAATACACCTACTGTAAGCGACAAGCGATGTTTGCTTAGCAACAGCCCGATGTACTTGACACCACTGACGTCGGGTGCCACAGGTAGTTACGCCAGTGGAGACTCAATCGACCACGCTAATCGTTCCCTCGATACCATGAACACGGTCGTAAGTGGTGCCGAGTCGGGGGCGTTCAACGCTTCGCCACTGGGAGCAATATGGCAAAGTCACAGCCCTGACGGGCACGCAGTGTTGTACTACAGCGCTCGACGTGACCAAGGTGGTTCGCCTACTCGCAACACTTGGAGACTCGCTCCCAACGAGGTCAAGACCATCACAACTGGTTCCGACCAAATTACTACCTTCGATGGTCCGAACATATGGGTCATCACAACAATTGGTAACATTACATTGACACCTCAGAATGCATTCCCACACAGCCACACGATTCGTGTGTACCATCCGTCAGGTAGTCACACATTGCGCTTCGACCCACTTGGCCTCGACTACGATGTAGCGGCAGGGAAATCAGCCACGTTCGGCTACAATGGCAGTGCGTGGAGTGTGATTGGACTTTCAGGTTCAGGTGTCGGTACGGTAACATCGATTGCGACAACCGCCCCAATCACTGGTGGTACAATTACAACGACAGGTACAATCGGTATCAGTGCGGCTACAACAAGTGCGGCAGGTTCGATGTCGAGTGCCGACAAGACTAAACTTGACAGTTATGATGCTGATTTAGGCACACTTGCCCTTCCCGCAAACACTACGATAAGCACTTTTGGTGCATCACTGATAGATGATGCGGCGGCTTCAAACGCAAGAACTACTCTTGGTTTAGGTAGTGCCGCTACTACGGCATCAGGAGATTATGCTACTGCCGCACAGGGTGCAACTGCTGATGCTGCCTTACCGAAGGCAGGTGGAACAATGTCAGGTAACATTACAATGGCAGGTAGTCAAACTGTCGATGGGCGTGATTTGTCTGTTGATGGTGCAAAGTTGGATGGTATAGCCACAGGTGCTACGGCTTATGCTGACGCTGATGCTGTTAATGCTGTTGAGTCTGTTACAGGGACACTTGCTTTGACAGGTGATGTAACAATTGCAGTAGGCAAAACCTTTGTTTCCACCCGATTACCTGCTCTTGCTCTTTCGACTAATCCCCTCGCTTTAGTGGAAGGAACACATGCAGGTCGCTATGTCATTTACAGTGGCTCAAGTGGAACTGTCAATTTACCGTCCTCTTCTAACGCTGGTGAACATTACACTATCCTAAACACAACAGGTGGCAACATTACCATCGGAAGAAACGGAAACAACATCAATGGTGCAGCGAGCGATGCTACTGTAGGCACGTACAATGCTGTGACCTGTATTGGTATTGGCTCAAACAATTGGATTGCCTTGGGTGTTTGATTATGTATCTCGCTGTCGCTGGTTCTTGCGCCGAACAAAAGGCTAATGCTGCAACGGCACCTGCTTATACTTTAGATGGTATTTCGTTTTCAAATTATGTGGCGGCAACTGGTCTTCTCGTTACTGAATTAGAAAATAGTCCAAGTGAAATGCTTCTAGCAGATTTTACATCCCAAAGCGTTACTTCGTACACCTTCGATGACAGTGCAATTCCTACCAGTTTTTCATCAGCAAATGATACACTTAGTACAAACCAAACAAGGTCATTAGTGTTTGGCGATAGTGGAAATTATATCTATATTGGTGGAACTGTTGCGAGTGCCAATATAGTGCGTTATGCTCTTTCAACACCATATGACATTGGAACTGCTGGAACAACCCAAACTGTAAGTTCAAGTCTGTATAGCGCAGGGGCGCAGGGTTTAGCATTTGATGACACAGGAACGAAATTGTTTGTTGCTGATGGTAGTTCAGTTACTACACTTTCTTTGAACACAGCATGGAATTTGAGTGCAGGTAGTAAAACTTCCACTTCTTTTTCTTCCACATCAGATGATGATGGCGACAATATAACCAACTATACTGGTATTCGATTCAACCCTGCTGGGACTAAGATGTTCATCTGTTACAGAAACTCGTCAGGTAATCCTTCTTCGGGAACTGCAAATCATCCTAAAATAGCCGAGTTTGACCTTAGTAGTGCCTTTGATGTATCATCGGCTTCATTCACTCGTTCAATGAGCGTTAATAACGATGTAGGGCAATTTTCTTCCACTCAGTCCACCTTTGTTGGTGGCTTTGCTTGGAACTCCGATGGGACAAAATTATTTGTCGCACCGGTTCATCCTGATGCAACTGACAGTAACATAGGGCCGAAGATTTGTAGGTATACCTTCTGATATGACATAGGGTTGATTTGAATCGGCGAACTGATTGACCAACTGATGCAGACGTGTGAAGTCTGTAAGACGACGGCGTTACCCCTGTCTATATCAGGCAAATACACCACAGGTCCAGCCGTGGTATTGCACGAGTGTCCCAACTGTGGCTACATTCGCAAGCACGGTGGCTTGGGTCCGATAGCCGAGCGAGCATCGCTCAAGAGCATACGCAAACGACTGAAAAAGTCAGGGCATGGGCAAATGTCATTGCTGCTACTACGCCATGCACAGGACACTATCATCAATCAGCGGACGCATTAGTCATCGGACTTCTTGCCGATGATGTCGTCGATACGAAGAATGCTGATGCTGACTTCACTTGCTGACAGGATTGCCTGCCTTACCAAGCCAACCGGCTCCCATACGTTTGCCTCAATCATAGAGCAAGTGCCACCGTTCTCGATGTCAGGACCTGCATCTTGATTGCCTTGTTGATGCTCGTTGCGTAGCGCAAGGATGGTGTCCAAAGGCACGAACCCTGCGTTCTCAGCGATGGTAGCAGGGATGGTCTCTAAGGCGTCAGCAAACGCTTCGATTGCCATCTGTGCTCGACCACCAATCTCAGCAGCACGGCTGCGGAGGTTGAGCGCTGCACCGACGTAGGATGAGCCACCACCAGTGACGACCCTGCCACTGTTGTAGGCAAGGCATACTACGCCGAGAGCATCATCGAACCCACGTTCCGTCTCGTCGAGAGTCTGACGCGTAGCACCACGCAATACGAGCGTAGTAACCCTGTCTCCTTCAACAAGGATGTAATCCATATCGCCGATTACCTTCTGTTCGATAAGATACTCACTTTTTTGAGCAACCAACGAATCATCGGCTGAGTGATTGATTGGCGCTCCCAATGTCGTTGAAAGTGCATCGAGGTCGCTTGGCGGAACACGATGGGCTACGCTGATGTTATTCTTAGCGAGTAGGGCTGCTACGAGTTCGTTGACGCTGTCACGACAGAACACGACACCACCCTTTGGCAACTGCTCGACGATTGCATCGACCTTACCTTGCCAAACATCTTTGTCAGCATACTGTTTGTAGGACTTGATGTCGCTGACGCTTTGCAGGTTGACCTGCACGCCCTCTTCTTTCTTGACTGACAAGCCAGTGTTGATGAGTAGTACCTTTCCGTATGGGATTTTAGGCATGTTCGGCGTCAAGAATGTCTGATTGAGCATGACACCACCAAAGCAATGCGAATCATCGAGTGAACCACCCGGTTGCCCGATGACACGAATGCGCTTGATGTCACCCTTCGCTTGTTCCGCTGCCTCAACACATAGTGCTGATACGTGTTCCATGCTCGTTTCAAGTGACTTGCCAGTAATGGCCGTCTTTGCTACGTGGGTCAGGTATTCCTTTGCATCAACCGCAGTGCTTTCGATGTGGTCAACTGCCCACTTCGCCGCCTGACGATACCCTTTACAGATGATGTTAGAGTGTAGTCCTTTGCTGAACAGTGGTTCACTGTTGCCGAGCAAAGAACCCGCCAATACGGTTGTTGTCGTTGTGCCGTCATAGCACATGCTTTCTTGCGTGTTTGCTGCTTCAACAATCATCTTCGCACCGGGATGTCCGATGTCCAGTTGCTGTAGGATAGTCGCACCATCGTTTGTTACGATGACGTTTCCACCTCCGTCAACCATCATTTTGTCCATACCCGCTGGACCCAACGTCGACCGAACGGTGTCGGCGATTAGTTTGGCTGCTCGGATGTTGTTGCTTTGTGCTGTTTGTTTCTTTTCTCCAGTCATGTTTGTCCCTCTTACCATGTCACCTCATATTCAGTGACGGCTCCTGACTCTCGGCATCTTGCCTTGACGAAGCCTTCTTGGTGACCGTGATTCCACAACTCATAGGACAGTTGTGCGTCCTTCAAGCAATACTCGGCTACTTTGCCGTAGTTGCCCTTACGCCATTCAAGTGGCGCATCTTCGCTTCGCATGAGTTTGTCGCTCCCTAAGGTGTGACGACATGCATCCGATAGCGGTATACGTTGTCTTGCTGCACTCCGTAGCAAAACAGACGTGTCGATAATGTGTTCCTTTGATTTAGAAAGAGCATCGCCTGCTGCCCAACAATCAAGGCTGTCTCGTAAAACAGGAAGGTCGAAGTTCATCAGATTGTGACCGACGACACGGCCTCCTTTTGCGATGTGGTTGGACAAGTCGTTACCCAGTGTCTCAGGGTGCAGTTCTTTCAGTACCACGCCATCAGGTAGGAACTTCTTGGCCTCAGACTTGTTGCAGTACACAACACCCTCAGAACCGTTCCACGTCGCTACGACTGTTGGCTCAAACATGTGGGTGTTGTTCCACCCGCCAATCTCATGAGAATAATTCTCAGTCTCGATGTCGAGTGCCATTACGTCGCTCATGCTATCAGTTCCTTTATCTCAATTATCTGTTGGATGGTCTCTTGCAAGACGCCCCTACATGGCTCACATACACAGACTTCTTTGTTTCTTCGGTAGCCGAGCAACAGTAGCGCTGATTCGTCAGGGTCATGACACACAAAACACTCACGCATCGTCTCCCTCCTTGAACTTGAGGTGCTCC